CCGCTTGCCGTGTTTTGCGAACCCCCTAGTGTTACAGCATAATTGTCTGTAGCTTGTGAATAGAAACCACCGAGGCTGACGGATTGAGATGAAGTTGCCTTTGCTCCCCACCCCATTGCCAGTGAATGACCGCCAGTAGCACCATAAGAACTGGTGTTGTTTGCGATAGCTGCTGCGAAGCTGTCAGCGCCAGAGGCGTAGGAATTGGTTAGGGCGGTGGCATTGGCACCTGTAACTGCTTGAGAGTTATATCCTAGAGCCGCTGCACCAGAACTGGTGGCATCAGAGCCATAACCAACCGCTGTTGAGAAAGTATTGCTGGAAACAACCCCCCGACCTAGAGCTACACTGTAGTTTCCACTCGCCGTAGAATCAGCGCCAAGCCCAATAGACTGCACTCCGCTGGAAGTTACCCCATCACCAATAGCCACAGCATTAGAGCCAGTAGCAGAAGGCGCAGTAGCACTAGACGGGTTCTCAGCATAAAGGTCTGCGCCTGATTCTACAGTAGCAAAACTCAATGCACCAGAACCATCGGTTGTTAAAAACTGTCCTGATGAACCATCAGAAATAGCAGCACTTGGGGCCGTAGCAAATACAGGAATATGACCTGTGGCATTGGGCAAAGTAATAGTGCGAGTTGCAGTCGGGTTAGTGAAGGCTACTGTAGTGTCATTGCCATCCGCAGCCGAACCTTCAACAGTGAAGCCTGAGTCATTAAGGTGCAGCCCAGTTACGATTGGGCTTGTCAGTGTTTTGTTTGTAAGTGTCTTTGTTGTGCCAGAAAAATAAGTATCAAGTAAGTCTACGTCACGATACCCGATTTCATTACCATTATCAAAAACAAGAAGTGCATCATTGTTTGCTATTGCTGTACTTGTATCTACACTTACTGCTGAGAAATCAGCTACTGTGTTAATCTCTGCGCCTGTAGCATTAAGGCCAGTTACGTTGTTGGATGCACTATTAACTGCTTGAATACGTGACTCAATAGCTCCTGCTGTAGCCAACTCAGAGTTATCAGACCCTGTATCTACACTAGTTACAATATTAGTTACATTGTCTGCACCACCTGACAGAACGCCCGACAGCCTACCAAATATAATTCTACCTGTAGTAGTAATATCACTTGATCCAACATTAATAGAACCAAAGCCTGATGTAATACTACCGCTATTCAATGCGCCAACAGTAGTGACATTGCTGAGAGTATCTAAGCTAGTCTCCATGTACGTTTCAAAGTCAGTCAGTGGGACTTGCTTCATCGTGCCATTGTCATTGACCACTACACGATCAGCATCTGCAAGAGTTGTACTGGATGCAGAAGTATTGCCATCCATAATGTTTAGTTCAGTAGCAGTAGAGTTTACACCAGTAAGATCAGTAGGAGCGATAGAGATATTACCTGTACCGTCAAACGATTGACCAGCGATAGTACGTGCAGTCGCTAGTGCTGTAGCGGTGTCTGCATTTCCAGATGTATCCTGTGTACCTGATGCATTAACACCGGGAAGGTCTATATTAGCTGTACCATCAAAGCTAACACCACCTACTGTACGTGCAGTTTCTAATGCTGTAGCTGTAGCTGCGTTACCTGTTGTTGATCCTGAGGAGCCTGTTACATTACCTGTGACGTTGCCCTCGACATTAGCTACAAGTGTGCCTGTAGTGATGCTTAGGTTGCCTGTGCTGGCACCTGTGAATGTACCCGTACCTACTGTAAACTTATCAGCACTTTCGTCATAGCCCATGAAGGCATTAGCTGCATCACCACGTTCAATGACAATACCTGCATCATTAACAGGAGTACCTGTAGTACCTGTACCCAATTCAATTAGGGCATCCGATACAGTCATGTTAGTTGTAGCCACCGTAGTGGTTGTACCATTGACCGTTAAGTCACCACCGACTATTACATTTCCTGTAGTAGTAACAGCATCAATGTATCCATGCGACCAATAGTTAGAGCTATCACCAAGACTATACGAGCTATCCGCACTAGGTATAAGATTAGATGCGACATCTGCAGTAACTGTAACCGTATCGGTAGCAGCATTACCAATTATGGTGTTGCCATTTAAGGTTGCTGCACCTGAAACTGTGAGTGAACCAAAAGAGTTAGCGCCTGTAGATGTTACGTTACCTGTTAGATTACCTGTGACGGAAGCAAACTGTACGTTATCGCCTGTGGCTAGACTTTGGTCAGTGTCAGAAAGATCAGTAGCAGCAATAGTAATATTAGCAGAACCATTAAACGATTGCCCTGCAATAGTCCTAGCTGTTGCAAGTGTAGTAGCTGTTGCTGCATTGCCTGATGTATCTTGATTACCCGCAGTATTAACACCAGAAAGATTAATATTGGCACTACCATCAAAGGAAACACCACCGATTGTTCTAGCAGTTTCAAGTACCGTTGCATTTGCTGCAGTACCTGATGTGTCTTGATTACCCGAAGTATTAACACCCGGTAAGTTAATATTAGCTGTACCATCAAAGCTAACACCGCCAATAGTTCTTGCTGTTTCAAGTGCAGTTGCAGTATCAGCATTACCTGTTACAGCACCTACAAGAGATGTACCTGTAATAGTAGTGCCTGTAATAGCAGCAGCAGAGTTAGCACCAATAATAGCACCATCAATAGCACCACCATTAATATCAACAGTAGTAAGTGTAGATGTGCCTGTAGCAGTTAAAGAAGTGAATGTACCAGCAGCAGCACTAGAGCCACCTATAACTACACCATCAGCAGTACCGCCATTAATATCTGCAGTATCAGCTACAAGTGCATCAATATTAGCAGTACCGTCAATGTATAAGTTACGCCACTCAGAACCACTAGCACCAAGGTCATACGTATCATCAGTAGAAGGAATAAGGGGTGAAGCTACATCAGCAGTAACAGTGACTGTATCGGATGCTGCATCACCAAGAGTGGTGTTGCCACTTACTGTTAAATTACCTATGATACCAGCATTTGCATCTACATCAAGTGTATCTATGTGTGCAGTACCGTCAAGAAATAAGTCTTTAAATTCTAACGAGCTTGTACCTAAATCAATATCACTGTCTGTTACAGGAACAATAGCACCGTCTTGAATACGTATTTGCTCTACTGCAGCATTAGATACCTCAACAAATATTCCAACTCTATTATTGCTAGTGTCAATAGCTATTTTATTTAGTGCGTCCGAGTCAGCAATAAGAGGTACATAACCGCCCTCTGTAGCTGATCCATCATGTGTATGTCCTGTAGCTAATGCAAAAGTATCACGTAAAGCGTTAAACTCTACATTCAATGGGTTCGCACGTACAACGGCTGTTGCAACAATATCTGCCGATGACTGTCTTGCGTAACCTGCCATGTGTTATCTCCTATCACCTAATCCGTAAGTCACCGTAACCGCTTGAATAGTGTGGCTAGGACTTGTGTTATTTGTAACGTAAGTCATAGAGATTGAATCTCCTGACCCACTAATTGAAGTGCTTTTTATTGGCGAAGGGTTGCCATCATAAATATCTGTTTCATCATAAGTCGTACCTGTATCATCAAAATTCACTGCAGCCCCTTCTGTTGTAAGGGTAAAGCTAGAAGGAGTAGCTATCTCTGAATCACCAAAGTTGTAATTAATACCTAAAGAAATTTCTGTTTCACCTTCTGTTTTAAGGTAAGTTTTAACTTTATAAAATATTTTTCTTATGTCTGTATCCCCCATAAAATAATAGGGGGTTTGATAAACACTTAAAATATCAGACCCATTAAAATTATTACCTGTTTCTTGTCTATGTACCCCACCCGCACTATCACCATGAAGTACAAACTCAAACTGTCCTATGTAGCCACTAGCTACAGCAGTAGCTTCTATACCTACAAGTTGACTGTATTCAAAAGTAGACTGAGCAGTGGGGCTTTTACGGATAGCTCCTATAAGAGAAAGAGAAGTGTTAGCTTCAAAGAATAGTCTAAATTGTGATTTTCTTCTTACAACAACAGCTTTAAGTTTTGTTACATCTTCGTTGATTGAGTAGTTTTCAAAAGTTTTCTGTATTTCTCTGGATACAGTTTCAAGTTCAACGTCACCAATTCTGTTTGTACCTGATACTGGACGGATACCATCCGGCCCCAAGAAGATAATATCACCACCAAATTCTACCACACTATCTGATGCTATGCAACCTAAGTCATTAGTAACATTTTCAAGTAAGAAGTTAGAGTAGTTATCTCCTACCAACCTTTTAATAGAATTTTGACCAAAGATATATAGTTGATTACGAAACCCAATAATTTGGGTAATAGAAAAGCCTACATTAATTACCCCAGCACCATTAGCAGGGTCAAAGTCTGTATCATTTAAAGGGGAAGAAAAATACAAATTAAACGGGTAAGTAGAATCCCCAGCTAAAAACAAATGGTTTGCAAAAGCACTAGAAAACTTTGGAGCAGCAGGTGCATTTACATGGTATAACTTTACGTAGTCTGTACCATTATATTTAGCGGCTTGATTTACACCATCAGTAAGTATTAGTATTTCTTCAAACCAGTTGTGCTTTGAAAACCTTACAATGTCTATACCAGTAAAGCTAGGGTTAGTAGGTCTATATTCACCTGCACCAGAACCTGCTGTAATGTTTCCTGTAACTGCACCGTCTGCAGCTATTTGTGTAATAGTTTTAAAATACTTTGTACTACTTACAGTAACGGCACCATTAGGACCAGCAATAGCTTCTGTCTGTGCAACATCAGATGAATCTGTACCTGTTATAGTAAAGGTCACACCAGAGTTATCATTACCTGCCAACCCAGTTATAGTTAGTTTTCTTGGTTGTAATGAAGCAGCAGTGTAAAAGTTAATAGTCCCACTATCTGCTAACGCACCATTTAAAGTAAGATTAGCTGCCCCACCTGTTGTTTGTGTAGCACATACTCCATCTGGATCATCTGCTACAAAAGAACTATCTACTGCATTCCATCCAATAACAGTAGGTGTTCCTACTACAGTACTTGAGTGAGTAGATGTTCCTCCTGTTAAAACATTACCAGAGGCATAAACAGAAGAAGGTAGTCTGCCAAGGTTTAATACTATAGAGTTTCCTGATCCGTTAGCTGTCTTAGAAATAACAGTAGCAGTAATACCTGTACTAGAGCTATCAGAAGAACTTACTACAGCAGTTACAGTTTCACCTATAGTAAAACTAGCAGATTGATTGTCTGTTACTACTACTGTGTAATAATGATTGTACCAATGTAGGTAATTGCTTCCAGAAGAAGGCTCACGTGTAGCAAAGATACCTTGTTTTATATCCCCATTAACAGTAAGACCAAGTATTTTACCTGTGCCAGAAACTGTGCCGTAACCATTAGAAAATCCACTAATACGTCTGTACCCACCTTCTAGTGAAGGCTCCATATTAATTAGGCTTATAGCACTTCCCGGCATTTGAGTAGATTGTGTGATAGGATCAACATTAGTTACAAGACCCCCGGCACAAACTGCAGCAAATGTTTGTAGTTGATCTGCCATATTATATTACATTAGATTTAAAAACAGAAGTTCCACCAGCAGGAATTAGCATGGTAGAAATAACATTTACAGATTGATCTACAAAAAGTCTTCTCATCATTTTTATTCCGTCTTGAAATTTCTTTTTGTGAAGTTCTGAGGATTGATCATTAGATCTAAAGCTCATCATGTACATCATTGCACCATCAATAACTACGTGTTTAAATCTATCAGGTACTACTGCTGTATCACTATATGCAACTAAGTCTGCTGGGTATTTCCAGTATCTGTACTCTACTACATAGGAGTCGTCTGGAATAGGGGTAACACCAAACTTAGTGTCTTGTGTCATGTAAACATTTAAAGGGTTAGTATACCCACCTGTACCACTAGTATCCTCTCCACTTCTATGACTAGTTAAATACTGATCATAGGTAATGAGGTTTAGTTTTTGTGGGTTGTTATTTTTAGAAGTAAGCTGTTTAATATAAAAAGTATCCCAATCAGCTTTAGAATAGTCTGCAGGAAAATCGTAAACTTTTGTTCCCGAAGATAATGTTTGTTCATATGTAACTAAGGTAAAAGGCCACTCTTGAGCATCTTGTAAAAGTTCTCTTAAAGAAGAGTTAATAGCATCTTTTGCTAGTGCTTGCACATTCTTAACCGAACCAAAGTCAGCTTGGTCAATTTGAACCTCGTTCAATCTTCGCAAAAGTTCATTGGTTAAGTTAATAAAAGTAGACATTATCTATCCTTAGTTTAGAAACAAGGGGCCAGCCTAAAGCCAGCCCCTTATGTGTATTTAAGCTAGGTAGTCACGATCTACTTCATTAGCAGTCATGTCTTGACCCATATCAGAACAGTCCATCATAACTGCCCAGATACGCAACTTACCTGTACTTACTGCACCACCAGAAAGTGAAGCAATAGTCAGGTCAATGTTGTCATCTGCAACAGCCATTACGGGCTGATATGCTGCTGGATTTTGTGCAACAACAGCAGCGGCTGAAGTAGCATCAAAGCCATCAACAAATACATCAGCGTCAACCATACCAAGGTCCACAGTGAAGGTAGAACCATCACTAGCAGTATCTACTTCAATACCTGCGTTAAGAACCATGTTCCCTTTAGGGACAGCAATTACTGGAATGACATCAGATGCTGCAAGAGCAGAACCTTTGTCAGACAAAGCAGTTGCTAGGTTAAGTACGGTTTGCACCATGTAAGGATTACGGCCACGTTGTGTGTTACCACGTGCCGATTGAAGTGTATTATCACCAAGTGCCATGTTTTATGCCTCCCTTACGCTGCGTTATAACGGGCAGTAACGATTGCTTCAGGACGAAGAATCTTACGACCGTATAGATGCATACCACGAACAATGTCAGCAAAGCTGTCAGGGTCACGATATGATTCTGTCTTGTTGATCTGCTCGGCTGTTGCTACAGCAGAATCATGACCAGCTACGATAACACCGAAGTTAGTCAGTTGGTTGGCAGTACCAGTAGTTCCGGGTCCAGTACCTACCGCTGGCAGGTTAGACGAAGAATACACACGGAAGCCGTGGAAGTTGTTAATGGTCAAACCATTACGAAGTCCACCTGATTCACCGAAGTCTGCATTCATGAAGCGTGAATCTTCATCAGCAAGCAGTTCCATGAATACTGGATCAACTACAATCCAACGGCCTTGTTTGTCA